GGGGAGGGCCGCGGCTTTGCCGCCGTGCCTGCGCCCGCAGGTGTATGCACACACACTCGCCCACACCCGGCCGCGCAGGCGTAGCCTTCCACGGCGGCGCCCCCTCAAAGCTGGCTCTCTTTTCCCCTGCTTTCTGCTTGTTCCCGGGCGGTCTTCTGGTCGTGGTGGAACTTGCACAGGCTCTGGTGATTGGCCGGACTGACAAACAAGTCCCAGTCTCCACGGAAGGGGATAACATGGTCCACCACCGTGGCAGGGGTGCGCCACCCCTTGGCCGCACAGACCCGGCAGAAAGGTTCCCGCAGCAGTTGTGCTGGGCGCAGTTCCTGGGTCCAGACGGCCTTGGAATACCAGCTGTGATAGGCCCCGCTGGCCCCTCTCCGGCTCTGTCGGGGGGCAGGCCGATGCTTGGGGCACCACCCGTCCCGAGTCAGTTCCGGGCATCCTGGATGCCGGCAGGGTTTTAGGCTTCGCTTCGCCATGGGCTGTCACCTCCTGGAGATATGCAAAACAAAAAACGCCGGAACCAGTAACCACCTGCAAGGGTGTAATCACTGGCTCCGGCGTTCTACGCTCTGGCCTATCGAAATATCAACTTTTAGGGTGGATTTGCAGTCTCGGCAGAAGACCTCCAAGTTCTCTGCCGTCGTCTCCGGCAACACATGCAGGAGACGTTTGTTCCGTCTGCATACAGGGCATACAAGCCACCCGTTTCTCACTGCCAACAGTTTATCACGTTTTTCCGTAGTTCGCAATACGTTCCCCTCCTTTTTTACGCTGTTGTCTAAAGCAGCGCCTATATTTCAAGTCTATGTCGCGCGCGCACGCGCGCGTTATTGTATGTATACCGCGTGATATAGGCAGCGTAGTGGTACGCGCCAAAGGGATTCTTTGTGCAATTTTCCTCAGCCCAAGTAGCCTGGTTTGGCACGGGGATATTGCCATCCTCTGCCCTCCATTTCTCCACCGCCGGCAGTTTCCCATAGAGAGACCGGGAGGCAACCCAGGTTCGAGCCCCCAAGGGGATCACCCATCCGTCATGCCGTTCTTTGACCAAGTAGCGCGCCATCCGGCGGAAACTGTCCTCCGGGCCTTGGAGCAAAGGTTCCCCATCCACAAACCCTCCGGGCCACAGGAAGCGAACCTCTTCCAGGGTAAAATCCGCATCCCGCAAAACCAAATGGATGTGGAAACGCTTGTCCCCATGGCGGCCCTCTATCGCGTAGACATAATCAAAAGAATCCTTCCGCCACCGGCGCATAGCGCCCAGGAAGTTCCGCCAAACCTGGCGGACCCCCTGGAAACTGTGGGGCAGCTGGGCATCATTAAAAGTCAGTGTGTAGACCGTCGCCCCCCAGCCAAACAGGCCAAGCATCAGTTCCAGACGGTCCTCCGGGGTTCGTCGGAATAGGGCCCCTTTGGTCATGCTGAGGATCTTCTGTTTTTCCCGCTGTACACTGGGCAGGTCCCCCTTCCGCAGTGTGGGGCGCTGGTACCGGCATTCCTTGACCAGCGGTCCAGCCCTTTGGCGGACACAAATCCAATCAGCCATTTTGGGCCGCCTCCCCCTCCGGCGGGCGTTCTTCCATCTTATCTGCGGTTTCTGCCAGAAGTGTAGCAGCCTCCAGATAAGATATTTCTTTGGGCCCTCCATTTTCGCCCCAAATATCCCAGCAATAAAGCGCCCCATGCAGTCGCTTGTTGTTGACTATCGCTCTGGCTCCTGCTCTCAAAGCGAGAAATAACTTTTCATTCTCCATCGACTTCCCCCTCCGGCGGGCGGCGGTAATTGTCCTGTTTTTCTCTGACGCAGTCAAAGCATTGCCCGAATGAGCCATGTGTTTTCCAATAGCACCCCTCACACGTCAGCGCCTCATTCGGCGAGGTGAGGGTGGGCATCCCCAACACAATATCCTCTGCCCGCTCCTTATCCTGTTCGCTGTCCCAGCTACATACCTGGATTTCAACTATCAGCTCACTGGCATCAATCGCCCTTGCCATCTTTCAGCGCCTCCATTCTTTCTTTAGTTGGTCTGGGAAGCGGGACGTAGTGGGTCGTAGAGTGATAGTCTGGGTGCCATTGTACCCACATTACATCCATCAGAGGCGAACCATTCCCTCTGGTCTTGAACATGAAATCCGGCCTCCATGTCAGCGGCAGAATCGCCTCAGGCTGTTGCAGATTAAACAGCGGATAGCGTTTCGCCGCATGCCAGTATTGTGATTTAAGTAACAGCGCAAATGGTAGGCCATGCTCAATGCAGCGCGCGATAAACTGCTCTGACTGGGAAAACGGCGGGTTGGTGATAATCCATTCGCAGTCCATCAGGAGGGCTTTCAGGAAATCATCTCCAAACTGGATGTCCGTCCCGATTACAGCGTATCCCATTTGCTCCATTACCTTGACCATGTGGCCCTGACCACAGGCTGGCTCCCAGATTTTTGTACCTTTCGGGAGATCCAAGAAATCCATCAGGGCTACGGTAGCCTCTGGCGGTGTTGGGTAAAAGTCACTCGCAACTCGCTTATATGCTGTGTTCCCGCCGGCGATCCGGCTTGCTGTCAGATTATCCATTCAACGCCTCCAATCTCTCCATCACCATCTCCACGGCCTCGTCCGTCATGGAAGCGCCGCAATAGGCACAAAAATTCAAAAAGTTATCGGGGCTTTGTTTTCCGCATTCGGAGCAATATAGATCATCATACTCACATCTTTCGTCGATTTCGACTTCATGTTGCTCCCCCATATCATCAATACCTTTAACACGGCGAAACCCTCCACGGTGTTTGTGGTGTTTTTCCCACTTCCCTCTCCACACCTTCTCCACCTGCTCCCGGCTGACGGGGCGGAGGGCGGAGATGGCGGTTTCCTGCCATGCGTTTACCCATTCTGACAATGTTTCGGTTTCGATGTGTTCGCAAATCTCGTTGACGTTCACATCAGCAATCAAATCTTTTAGGCTCACTCCATCCCCTCCTGCGTCATGGCTGGACCTCCTCTGTTGATACGCAATCCTTTTCCCCCAGCGTCGCCAATTCCCCGCCGCAAGCCAGATACCCCGCGCCATCAATCCAGCTATCAATGTGTTCCGGGGTTACAGATGCCCGGGCAATCTTGAGCAAAGCCATCATGGCCGCCACATCCTCCGGCTCTAACTGCACATGGACCCCAGCGGCAACACACTTCGCACTGAGGTAGGTGTGCCAAAATTCCGCAATCAAACGGAAGCTATTTTCTGGGATTCCATAATCCTGCTCCCGATCTCCGCAAACGCACTTCTCCGCAGCGGCAAGAATTTCTTTTCTTGTCATGGGGTTCCCTCCTTTCTGTTCGCATCCCACAAAAGTCTCTGCCCGCAATAACCACAATAACGGTTACTTTGGTGGCTTCCATTTTGCAGCCATTCCGCCTGGAGGCATCGTGGGCATTTGCAGGAAAGTTCTTCTAAATCTACAAGAATTTTGGCGGCGATGCCTTTTTCAATCGACAGCTCATGGTCTTTTACGGATGTTTTCATCCATTCGCAATATATCAGCACGTCAATCAGGTTCTCCCCTATGTACGTGAGCTTTCCGCGGATATACGCAGGGTTATCCTCCGTTCCAGACCCGTATTTTTTGCCCCCTCTGGCCCGTTGTTTTTCCGCCACTCTTTTGATGCCTCTCCAATAGGGGTTCTTGCTCATGCCATACATCTCCTCTCAAAACGGCAAGTCGGGATCATCTCCAGTGATCTCTTGGAATGACACAACTTTTCCTTGGGTGCTGCACCGGGTTTTCTGCTTTGCCGCTTTCCCCGCGTCTACAAGGTCTCGCTGCACCGTGGACTTTGGAGATAACGCATGGAAGGTTTGCGTTGCCCCGTCAAAGTCCAACTCAATGTAGCCGCCAGAGAATCCTTTTTTATTCTTGGCAACTCGCAGCGTCCTGGGCGGCGTTGGCGGCGGGGAGCCTCTGGGAGCATCTTCTATGGCTTCTTCGTTGAGATAAAGCAGAAAGACCGCATCCGCGTCTTGCTCAATTTGTCCCGATTCTCTGAGACTATAAAGGTCAGGCACTTTACTCCTTGCACTCCTGTCAGGGCGGCTCAACTGAGACAATGCCACCACCAGTACCCCGAGAGAGACCGCCATTCGATGGAGGTCCATAGAGATTTGCGTGACATCCCGGAATCGGTCTCCCTGCCGTGTTCTGTGTTCCGGGTTGATGATTTGCAGATAGTCCACATAGACTACTTGATAGCCTCGGGCCACAGTTACACTGCGGACATCTGCCACAGACATCTCTGAGGCATGAATCACGTCAATGCTCCGCGTCGTGAATTCCTTTCTGGATTGAATGACTCGGGCAATCTCATCCTTGCCCAGTGTTCGTTTTCGGATTTTGACCGAATCCACCGAAGCGGCCAGGGCATGCAGGCGGTCATAAACCTCATCCGGGTTGGTTTCAAAAGAGAAATACCCTACTTTTTGTGTCTTGGCCTGTTCCCACGCCATTTGGAGGGAGAGCGCCGTTTTCCCGGCGCTTGGACGCCCTCCCAAAATCACCAGGTCTCCCAGTGTGGACAAAACTGTTTCGTCCAGTTTGGGGAATCCCCAGGGGATATAGGACACTTTTTCGTCCTGCCGGAGAAGGAACTCCAAGTGCCCCTGTTCGGCAGAGACCACCCGAAGTGCGGCTCTCTGTACGACAACCTGATTAGCCTCCTCAATGAGGTGCTTTGCCTCCTCGGCACTCTTGCAGCTTGCCAATGCCAGCCCCAAGGTCTGCATTTTGGAAACCTGTGCTTGCTCCACCAGGAGATCAAGATAAGCGCCGCAGTTGGCTGCGGTTGGCGTGAGCTCCATGATCTGGAGGATCAGGTTGGTGTACTCCTCCCCGGCAATCCCACGGACAGTCACCGGGTCAATGGGACGCCCCTCTTGGTACAACCGTTTCGCTGCGGCAAACAGGGTTTTGTATTCCCCGGTGTATTGGTCCTCCTTGGTGCGAAGGAAAACCTCCCCCGCACACTTGTCTGCATCCAGCAGCAGAGAACCGATCACGCCCAGTTGTGCATCCAAGTGTGCGGAGGTTTCTTGTTTCTCCGTCATAACCGATACGCCCCCTTCGGCAGAGTCTGCTCCGGCTGCGGCTCAGGTTCCTGCGGCGGGGTTCTGTGCTCATCCTCCCAACGCCGGTGCTTGAGCCACCGGCAGGCATAGGGGATGCCAATGCCCCGCTGCCAGTCTGGAGACTGCATATCCCGGGCCAGCCCAAGGGCCATCTCCCGGAGAAGAACATCATCCGGTTGGAGCTTGTCCCACTCCCGAATGGCTGCCTGCTTGTCCTCCCCCCGGGGATAGGACTCCCAGAACCGGGCAAACCGCTCCGGCTTCCAGTCTGGGGCAGCCTTGGGCTCCCGTTTCTTCCTGGACACACTCCCGTCCCCCTGTGGGGGGATTATAGGGGGGTTAGTC